GTCTACACCGGGTGTTCCATCGACCCCATTCGTGCCAGAGGGACCTTGTGCACCGTCTACACCGGGTGTTCCATCGACCCCATTCGTGCCAGCAGGACCTTGTGCACCGTCTACACCGGGTTTTCCATCGACCCCATTCGTGCCAGCAGGACCTTGTGCACCGTCTACACCGGGTGTTCCATCGACACCGGGTGTTCCATCCGTCCCGTCAGCACCAGCAGCCCCATCATTTCCCGGCGGACCTGCTGTCATCGATAGTTGTCGTAACATGTTGTTTGGTGGTGGACGCAGAAAAAAAAACCCGTTCAACTCGAAGTAAAAAAAAAAGAAATAGAAAATATAAAAGAAGTCGTAATGATACTTGAATTTGGAGAATACGAAGGTATGAAAAAGTCCCTCGGACGTACCTGAAATGGTTGTGTTGCCACCGCGTATATTATACTTGCTTATGTCCAGACGACTCCGAGTGCACGACGTGTTGCAAAACGAGACCCGTCAAATGCAACGATTACGAACAATTAGCAAGAGATTATTTGTTCCATATTTGCGGCGAGAAAACTCGCGAACGACAAACACCTGTGCCTACTTTGTTTTCGGCGGCTTGTCCCCATCGGGTGTTCTCGCTCCAATGGGAAACCCCACGCGGACTGGAGGTCGAGGTTCTTGCACAAGAAATGTTACAATGGATTTGACGGTTCAAACTACTTTTCGGCGTACGAGAGGTGGTGGATATCCCAAAAGTCTCATTTCCAGACGACTGGTCGGGGTTTAAGTGCGGATAATGTCTTTATTCTTCCTCGTCGACCTTCGGGGCCAAATAAAACCGTATGACGCTCTTTTCGACACCCAGGTTGTAGTGGATGCAGAGAGGCTTGTCCTCTTGCAGACCGATGGTCAGTTTACGATCCTTGTCCAAATGTTTGATGAACCGCCGCAAGAACCCGACGGAGAATGCCTGGTTGTACAACGTGGAGTAGTCTTCGAAGTCGATCTCTTCATGGTTGACTTTGTTGTCCCCGTGAAATTTGAAGAGGCGGGAGCCTCTCATGTTGGACGTCTGCCGGTACGACATCTGGAACAGAATCTCTTTCGACTGCGTGTGCTGTAAGAGTTTGAAGCGGACGTCGTCGGCGGACGATGCACCGGTCTGACTGAGTTTGAGAAAGCGTCCAAAAATGTTCAAATCCATGTCCAACGTATGCGTGCACACCAAATCATCGGCTTCTTCATCGTCTTCCGGTCCGCCCCAATCCAACAGCGCGCACGAGTAGGCGTCGGAACAGTTGTGGTCGTCGTCCATGGAGTAGAAGTGAACACAGTCTTCATTTTCGTACTGCACGATCTTCAACACCGCGGTCGATGCGATCTGGCTGAGGTAAGCGCGGAACATCGTCTTCTCCACTTTGAAACTACATTGCCCGGCCGGGCAATCAACCTGGCACGCGTATCGTACGGACGTCAACGAGGACAAGCCGTCGTCCATTTGCCGCACTTTCAACCCTTGAAAGTTCTCATTCTTGACGACGACATACTGGAACGTGGAGACCAACGAATCGAGCACATCGCACACGCCTTTCAAAATGATATGGGAGGAGATGGTCAGTGCAAACTTGAGCCGTTTCTGTGTCTTCTGCTTCTTCGTTGGGGGGGCGGACATCATCATTTTATTTCTTGGGGCGTATTTGTGATTGCGTACGCTCCGTCACGTTCGAACTGTGCCAGAGCCATGGTCACCTGGCACAGGAAGTCGGAGTTCACGTGTACGACGGGACGTTTCGATCGCAGATCATCGTACGCGGCGTATACCGTTTCTTGGTATACCCGAACGTACATCTGATACAGCAGGCAGATAGCAGCACTCCGTGACGACCCTGCAAAACAGTGAACAAGTACATTGTTACCTAGACTCATATTCCTATGTATGTACTGGATCAGATGTTTCGCGCTGTGTTTTTTTCGAAACAACCTCGCGCCGCGGAGGTCTCTGACATCTAATCGGTAGTAGTGTATATTGTTAAATGCAAATAGATTGGGCAACTCTTCTGTACAATTGACGATACTTGTAATATTATGACACTTCAACCAGTATAAATCCGCCGAATTGCATGCGTTTCCTAAATATAATTCGCCCCGCGTACGAGGAGACGTGTACACCAATGTCGCGTCGCTCACCAACGACAAGCCGTGCCGAAGCCTTGGCAGGCCCGGGTTGGGTACAACGACGAAGCCGTCGGCGACGGCGATGTAGCCACCGCGGTGGGGAGGGGTATGCCCGCGTCTGAAGTGGAGCAGCCAGTCGTAGACTTTGTGGAAAAATAATCGTACGTACGCGGTCATTTTCATTATTCGATTGAAAATAATCTAATTTTGGTTGTAAAAAAGATTTCCTGATATATTTTACCGAGATGTTTATCAATGTCTGTTTGTGTTATTAACGCGTCGTGATCCGGGCGCTCATGAATTCCTGCCCATACATTGTATTCCTCTATGTTGTAATTTAATCTCGTCGTTTTTTAAGGTCCGAATAATGTTCACTATTTAAGGGTGATTGCATCGATGTAAAAATGAATGGACGCCGTTGATTCAAAAAAAAAACACCGATCGTTTTTCTTACACACATTTCAACCAACGTTGGTTCAACCTCCATTTCAAACATGTCGGTCGAGAAACATGCGGAGAACAAAAGGCGCAAAACGGCAAAAAAAAACGTGTTTCAATAATAATAATATGGTCTACGCCACACGATTTATCTTTAACCACCGTTGGTTTGCACATGTCCCACACCATCAATTAATAGACGTCTACCCCATCTTCTATGGTAGTGGTACCGAAGAATTTGGTCAGTGCTTTGTGACCCAACAAGGCGAGGAGAGGGTCTGTCCCGCCCAGATGGAGACGATCCGTGCGTTGCTGAACGTCCTCCGTGGGCGACCCTCCCTTATTCTCCAACACCTTGCCATTCCCAAGCGAGTGCAAGCAAACGTCCAGAGCGTCTTGAAAGACGTCGACGTCGTGGCAGGGTGGGGCGTGACGCATTTCACCCCCGGAGAATCCGACGCGCAATGGTGCTTGATTCAGAAAATCATCAACGCGTGGACCTACAAGGTCCGCGCGTTGAAGAAGAACAAAAGTGTTCGCCGCGAGGAGTACGTGGTCGAGGACGTCGGCGCCTTTTTAGCCGACGATGTGTGCGCCATCTGCAGGGAGGATGCATTTACCGATCCGGTGATGACGATGCCGTGCAACCACGCCTTCTGTGACGAGTGCCTCCAGGGGTGGTTTAGAATACAAGGACGCCGCACCTGCCCCATGTGCCGCGGCGAGGTCGTGTCCGTGCGCCCCATCGTCGCAAAAAAATAAACGCAGTTTACAAAGAACCTTTTTATGTACGACGACTACTACGTTTTTTCTTGGCCTTTTTCTTCTTTTTAGCCTTTTTAGCCTTCGTAGACTTCCTTCGCGAACCTTTCCGGCATTCGAATTCGCCTGCGCGTTTCCCAGACTTGATTTTGCGCCGTACCATACCTTTCTCCGCGCAGGCGGCAGCACTATTATTGTTAATACACCGACCGTCTTTACCGCGGGGTACCTTACCGTCCTTGCAGGGGTTGCGGGGGTTGCGGACGCATACATTATGGAGGCTGTAGCGGTCATCGTCCTCCGGGTTCGACTCGGTGACTCTGGCGAATCGTGGGACGCTCACTCGTCTCGGCGCTTTTGGCCCTGCCGTCCGACGGGAGGGTTTTTTCTTCGTCCCTGCGCCGCCGGCCAGCATGTCGTCACTTGGGTCGTCAATTGCTTGCCACTCCCATTCTCCGTCGTCATTGCAATCAACGATTCTCCACCACTGGTCCTCGTCATCCACTACTTCGTGCCCAATTTTCTCTGTCCTTGTAATAAATCGGCCGGAGAATTCGTCCCGTTCGTCATTTCGACATTTGTTGTGCAAATTCCATTTCCGTTTCCACTCGGTATTTTGTTGGCTATCATACATTGCTTCGCCCGATGCTGCGCGTGATCTTAGGACAATCTTTTTTTTGCGCAGGTTGCCGCTCTCGTCTCCCGGCTGTCGTCGTTGCTGTTTGACTTTATCAGCCGTGATCGAGGATCGACGGCCGCTCTTCCGCTTTGCGCTCGTCTTACCCACTTTGCCATAATAGGCTCGGGTGCTCCATATCGTTTCGCCGGTTTCTTTATCAATGTGAGGCCTTGGTGTTAATTGCCGGAGCGCGCGGCTATAATTTTTTGCGGGCGCGTCGCGGCGTACTTTGACGCGCTTGCTTGTGTACCCAGGGGGGCATGGCGTCCTCTTTTTTTTCGGTATGTATTGGGGCGGCATTTCGAAAAGTCTTGCGTGTGTTTTTTTCTATCCCACATATTTTTTTCCCTCCGCGGACGACCCCCTTCGTTCACGCAACCAGGAAATATTTGGGTCCAAACACAAAAATGTTCGTCGTCAAACGCAACCACACCCACGAGCCGGTCGATTTCGGGAAGATCGAGAAGCGCATCCGCACGCACACAACCGACCTTGTCGGCGTCGATCCCTCCATCTTGGCGCAAAAAGTCATCTCGAGTATGAAGCAAGGCATGCGCACCAGTGAGATCGACGAACTGTGCGGTCGGGTTGCCGCGGGGAAAGGCATCTACCACCCGGACAACCTCGTCCTCGCGGCGCGGATCGAAGTGTCCTCGCTGCACAAGACCACGGAAGGGGACGTCGTGACGCTGTGGCAACGGATGGCGGTCCACACCCCGGGCCCGCTCATCGACCCGCAGTTCCTCCCGTTCCTGGACACGCACCGCGTCGCGTTGCAGCGCGCCTTAAACGACGGGGAGAGCGATTTCGACATCTCCTACTTTGGCCTGAAAACGCTACAGAAAAGTTATCTGCTGAAATCCCAAAGTGGGGAACTCTTGGAGCGGCCGTGCATGCTCTTCCTGCGCGTCGCCGTGCAACTCCACGCGCCCGACATCGACAAGGTCCTCGAGTGCTACGGCATGCTCTCGCGTCGGGAGATCATGCACGCCACGCCCACATTGTTCAATGCCTGCTCGCTGCGCCCCCAACTCAGTTCCTGCTTTCTCTTGTCCATGCAATCGGACAGCATCGAAGGTATTTTCGATACCTTGAAGCAGTGCGCGTGCATCAGCAAATTCGCGGGCGGCATTGGTGTGGCCATTTCCAACATCCGGGCGAACGGCTCGTACATCAAGAGCACGGGCGGCACCTCGAACGGGATTCTGCCGATGCTGCGCATGTACAACAACACGGCAAGGTACGTCGATCAGACCGGGCGGCGCAAGGGTTCGTTCGCGATGTATCTGGAACCGTGGCACGCGGACGTGGTCGGTTTCCTCGAGGCCAAACTCCCGCACGGCAACGTGAACGCCCGGGCGCAGGATTTGTTCTACGGGCTGTGGATCCCGGACCTGTTCATGCAGCGCGTCCAGGACGACCAGGAATGGAGCCTGTTCTGCCCGAACGATCTGCCGGAGCCGTTGGACGAAGTGTACGGGGAGACGTTCGAGCAGTTGTACGAGCAGTACGAGGCCGAGGGGCGGGCGCGGACGACGATGAAAGCGCGGGACCTGTTCTTCAAAATTTTGCAGAGCCAAGTGGAGAGCGGCACCCCCTACATGTTGTACAAGGATGCGGTGAATAAAAAGAGCAACCAGCAAAATCTCGGGTGCATCAAATCCTCCAATTTGTGCTGCGAGATCACCCTGTTCACGTCCCCGGAGGAGGTGGCCGTGTGCAACCTCGCCTCGATCTGCCTTCCCAAGATGCTCCACGAGGACGGCGCGATCAACTTTGAAAAGTTGGGGACGACGGTCGAGGCCGTCGTCGAGAACTTGGACAACGTCATCGACGTCAACTACTACCCCGTCGAAGAGGCGCGGACGAGTAACACGCGCCACCGGCCCATCGGGATCGGCGTCCAGGGCCTCGCCTCCGCGCTGATGCGCAAGCACCTCCCGTTCGAGAGTCCGGAGGCCCTCACCTTCTCCAGGGACGTGTTCGAGTGCATCTACTACCACGCGTTGCGCAAATCGAACGCGCTGGCGAAAGCGCGCGGGGCGTACAGCACGTTCGCCGGCTCGCCGGCCAGCCGTGGCATTCTGCAGTACGATATGTGGGGGAACACGGCCGCGGTGGAAGCATCCGAACGGTTCGACTGGCGCGCGTTGAAGCACGCCATCGTGCAGGACGGCCTGCGCCACAGCATGCTGCTGGCCCCCATGCCCACCGCGTCGTCGAGCCAGATCGCGGGGAACTCCGAAGGCATCGATCCGTTGACGTCGAATTTGTACAGCCGTCACACCTTGGCGGGGGACTTTGTCTGCGTCAACGAACACTTGGTCCATGATTTGATCAACAACAACCTCTGGGACGACGCCATGCAAAAGGCGCTGATCACGGCGCGCGGCTCCGTCCAGCACATCGAGCGCATCCCGCGGCACCTCAAGGACGTCTACAAGACGGTGTGGGAGATCAAGCAGCGGTCCGTGATCGATGCATCGGCCGCGCGCGGGCAGTTCGTGTGTCAAAGCCAATCGATGAATCTGTTCTTTGCCAAGGCGGACGTGAACACGCTGTCGTCCGCGCATTTGTACGCGTGGAAAAAAGGGTTGAAAACGGGCATGTACTACCTGCGCTCGCAGCCGGCGGTGGACGGGCAGCGTTTGTCGTTGGAACAAGAGCCCGAGTGCGAGACGTGCGGGTCGTAAAGTGTTTCCGCTGCTCTATTTTTTTTTCTCCTCCATCATGGAAAAGAGAAAAGAGACAATGAGGAAGCGCGAGATTTATTTTGTCGAACACGTGTTTGGTCGCCAAGACCATTTGCGAAGCCTGTACAACATTGCCCTGCGAGGGGGTGGGAAAACGTCCTCGATGAGGAAAGGCACGCGGTACGATAAGAGTATTGTCTCGATCAAGTCGTACGATCAAAGTACTTTTGGGTTGGGGGGGCTGAAAAGGACATTGGGTTTGGGGGGACAGCCTGCTAAGTCCACCAAGCCTCGTGCTCGTGTTAAAGTCGCCGAACCTGTGGGGTGCAATAAAATGAAGTGGAAAAAAGAATTGCCATGGTATGCGTATTTAAACTATTTTCAGGAGCCCGTCCACACATGGACAGAGTCGGGATGCACAGTTAGCGGAAAAAAGCAATTCCTGCACTATAGCATCGAGGACGGGTATTGTTGTAAATCAACGAAGCCTCTAAAATCACAAGCACAGCAGTGGATTCGAAACTTGGGCATTCCCGGACTCATCGAGATGGCACCAACCGGCGACGATCTTAAAACGTACATAGCATTAAAAGTGTGGTGGGAACGATTAAGACTGAACGCCCAATATCATATACTCAATTTAATGGGCGAAAATCGCGAAGATATAAAAAAACGGGATGAGAGGGACAAGACTAAGGACTTACCGTTGTACGACCAGTATCGCCACACGGGCAAATTGAAATCAAAAATTTTAGCGTTCGAACAGATGTACAGGGGTATCAAACACTTTGCCCACCATAAATTCGCCATGGGAAAGGAATTCGACAAAAAATTGCCTGATCCACACGACGACGACAATTATTTGACAGCCTTAGGGTATGCCTTCGATTAAATATTGATGAAAAAAAACATGCGCGTGGCTTTTTTCCCAATTAACGATTAACATTAAACGATCGTTCCAGGCAGTAAAACCCGATGGTTAAGCCGTGCGTTCTGCCCTGGAAATCGACGCGGGACCCGTCGGGTTTCTGGAACTCGATGTTTAAGGTGCGCACGGCGTGCGCACCAAATTTATGGTCCATGATCTGGTTCCTCGTAATCGTATACGGGGTGGACGTCACCAATTTTGCGAGCGGGTACTTCGTCCGTTCGACCGTGCCCTCGGTGGTCATGACGTGGAAGAAGTTCTTATGCTCCGGGTTGCCACTTGCTCCCTGCGGATCGTCGACGAACAGCAGTAGGTAAGGGATGGGGTCGAAATCGAAGGCGTTGAACGTGTAGAAGAAGCCCCCTTCCCGCCTGCGACTGCCCACCCCGAGCCGGGGGGCGAGCGACTTCAGTTCCGGCTCGACTTCGAACCGTGGCGGGTCCAGGTACCCGATGGTGAACGCGTCGGTATTGTCTACACTAAACCCCAGACGCACTTCCGCGACGAGCGCCACGTCCTTTCTCGCCACCGTGACAATGTTCGGGTCATTCGTGGACAAGTTGTAGTCGCCAAATCTGCACAGCACGGTGATGGGGCCCGGAATAATAGCCCCGGCCAACGTGATGAAGAACGGGTACGGGCGGAAGTCGGCGGTCACGACGAGGTCGTACACTTGTCCGAGCCCCAGAATGCGCCCGGTGGTGCTGTCGTTGGCACCGTTTTGGAAGAAGCAGACGTCGTTGACCTGGTACGGGAACGCCTCCTTGATGTCTCGAATCACCAAGGTATGGTCCTGCTGTGTTGCGGTTGCAACCGTCGTCATGAGGGGCGGGTTGAACGCCGTGAGGGTGAACGAGTTCGCGGACCCCATACCCAGTTCGTAGATGTGATGGCTGTTGCCGTCGTCCCACAATTGCGGGAACGCCGAGTCCGCGTCCGCTTTGATGACCGTCTCCGGACCGTATTGTCGGTCGGTGACGTTCAGCGCTGTCTGGAGTTCCCGAGAAGCCGCGCGAAAATCCAGAAGGAACGGCTCGTCGGCGACAAATTGGAAGCGGCCGGACGTTCGAAAACTGTCGGCATCGTTCGCGTACTGACACTGGACGTTCGACGTGGTGGCCGCGAGCCCGGCACGGACGGCAGTCAACAACGCGAACGGCGTGGCGTGGTAGCCGGCCGCGATCGGCACCGTGACGGCCCGCAGACCTTCGATCGCGACGAAACTCGTCGCGGTCGCCAAGTTCCCTACATTCATATAATGCGGCAGCAGGGTGCCTATTTCGCCCGCGGAATACGTCCCGGGCGGTACAATGGCCTGCATGCGCGGTGGCGTGATCCGGGACTCATCGCCGACGAACTTGAACGGTAAATACACGAAATCAATCATGCCAAACGTCACGCCGTCGGTGTACGCGGCGGGCGGGTCCTCCCAAAACGGGTCGAAGTCGAAGGCGCCGGTACTGGTAAATTTTGATACGCCCTCGTCGACGTCGACCGTCAAGTGGGAAGTCCAGCCGACTGCGGCAAAGACGCGTTGCTCAATGTCCGGCGACCCGACCGCAAAATTTATAAAATCGAGCAATTCGCAGATGTGCCAGGGGATGTGGTGGAACAAGACCTTGCCACCGAGCGTGGCGACGGACTTGGCGATACGAAAATGAGTGTTGTCGATCTCTGCGATGTTGTCCTCGTTCAGAAACAGTTGCGGCCGGTTGGCGTCGCCCGAGTCTACAAGGAGCAATGAGAGCGTTGGTCCTGCGGGCGCGACGAGGGACGTCGCTTTCCATGCCAAGTACGCACTCAAGGAGAGGGGGAGGGTCGTTGTGAGGGTGTAGAAATCGCCGTCCTCGGTGACGGTCGCGGCGTTCAAATGGTTGGGCACGAACACGGCGTGTAGACGGGGGTCGAAGGCGTCCGACCATTGCATGCGGTTCAGCCCCAACTGAAAACCTTCCGTGAAATTCAGGGTGTTCGTATTGTCGTCAACGTTTTGCAACGTCATCATAGGCCCCTCGTACGAGCCCAACTCCAGCCGGGTCACATCATTGAAATCGTCGCCGCAGTCGATCGTGTACTTGTCCGCATTGCCGACGATCGACAAAGATTTGTATGTCTCGTTCATTCTCGTTTTGCGGTAGTGCATGAAAATAAAAAAATACCGTCGGGCCGCGCGCGCCGCATTCGTTCAAATAATATTATTTTTATCCTTTCGGTGTAAAACAAAACGAGAAAATATGGTGGACGCTACCGACATGTGCATTACTCAGTTCGTGCAGTTGGAGGGCCAGTTCCTCGAGTCCCTCATCGAAGTCTTCCCGGAGTGCGCGGCGTTGACGCGGGTGAGAATCCAATTCAACCTTGCGAGCATGCTGGCGTCCCAAAAGACGGAACGCGTGGAAGAATGGCTCCAATACATGCAGCCGTTCTTCCATGCCTGCACGCAGCGCCGGGCGGAGGTCGTCATGAAAAACGAAAACTTCCCCCCCTCGGTCCAAGCGATGGACATAGAGAGCAAGTGGCGGGACCCGGACATCGACGACGAGACGAAAACGGCGGTCTGGGCCTACCTCGACGAGTTGAATCGCTTGGCACAAATGTACTCGCTGTACAGAGCAGTTCCAAACTCCATGATGACGAACATCACGCAGATTGCCGAGTCGATGGCGGCGCGGATGGCGGACGACGGCGTGGGGGGTGTGGATTTCCAGGCGATCACCGAGCAAGTCCAGCAGCAGATTAATCAGGAGGACATGGATACCTTCGCCCGCGGAGTGGACCCCGCAATGTTCACGAACTTGTTGTCCTCCATGATGGGTGGTGGCGGGGTGAAGCCGGAGTAATTCGATGACCTTTTTTTTTTTCCCGCGGAGAAGAAATAAGAAATGAGTGAAAATTTATTCTGGACCAGTTTGGCTGTCGCGCTGGTGTATGGTGGGATACACAAGGACGTGTACGTTGTGACGTTTTGCGTGGTGCTGGGCGTGACCTACAAAATGGTCGGTGGTAAATTCCCCGTCGATCTGGCAATCGATATCGATATAAAAGGAGGCAACAAGACCCCGATCGACCAATTGAATACCGCAGCCAACGTCGTCCCATTCGAAGAAGAGGGACGGTACGACGCGCACCCCTATGTTGTTCCCGTAGAACGGGCCGGGCGTCTGCGCGACGAGCGCATCTGGAATGGACGAGAAATTGCCCATCCGAGCGCAGACCGAAAGAGCGCGCACGAGGCCAACCTGTTGGCGGTCACGCCCCCCCGCCGCCCCTACCAGGACCCACCCGGCGCATTCAGCCTTATTTCATTCTAAGAAAGTGTGTAGAGCCACGTCTTGTTGGCCTCGCGCGGGTGGGTGCACGAGTCCAAATAGCAGTGGACGCGCGTGTTGTTCGTGGCGTACGCCGACCCTGCGTGCACGCAGTCACCCTCGAAGACTAGCAGGTCGCCCGCGCACAACGTTTCTTTGCGGTCCAAGAAATCGAGGGTCGTCCCGTCCTCGAGCGCCAGCATCACGCCTTGCGGTTTTTTTCGGTGGGCCTGCCGCACCTTCGGGTCAAAGTCGTAATGGAATGGCTGCTGCTGGCAGCCGGCGTACGACTGCAAGACGAACATATCCTGGAGGACTCGCCCCCGCACGAGGCCGCGATCGACGAGCGCGGCCTCAAAGGCGTGGTAAAATGCGTGGGTCGGTTTCAATTGCGTCTGGGTACGCTTCTTGTCGGGGTTGAAAATGCAGGAACCGGTTTCCTCGACCATGTGGCGCAGGACGGGCAAGGAGTCCGCCGCGGCGGGCCAGAAGTCAGGGTACACGGTGTACATAATATATTGCTGTACAACGTTTTGTTTGTTGTGTACACCGAGCACAAAAAAAACGGAAGGAACGACCGAACACAACGGACTGGTCAATTGAATTGAAATTCCGTGTCGGGGCTGACCCAGACCCAGCCCTCGTCGGCCTTCTCGTCGTCGGCCGTCCGTTCCCGGCTCGGCATCATCGTGCTGACCCAGGCGACCGTGTCGTACGTCTTCCGCACGTTGGACAGCACGTAGACGAGCCCCACGCCGACTTTGAACGAGATCGGCATGAGGGACCACGCGACGGCAACGGCCGTATCCATAATTGTTTTCTACTTTTTTTTTATCTGTGCAATTACAAAAAAAAAAGAATGAACCAGATCGTCCTGTTCGCCTTGGTCGCGGCCGTCGTTTACCTGCTCATGAAGCCGTCGGTCGTGGCGCCTCACGACCACGACGAGGTCGTGAACGCCGTGCGCGCGGCGCAAGTGCACGCGCAACGCGTCAGCACCCGCGCGGTGCACGCAGCAAATTACCGCGCCGACGAAGCCTACCGCGTCGCGCAACGGGCCCACACAAGAGCGGACAGCGCGGTGCAAGCGGCAAATGCCGCGGCGCAGCGCGCCGCCGAGGACGCCGCGGTGCAAAGCCGGCGCCGGCACAGAAGGCGGCAGGAACGCGAGAAGAAGAAGGAGGATGACGCGGCGTAAAGTGTGGGACGATTCACTTGCGTCTATTTCGCTTTGACGGCGAAAGAGTAGAGGATGTACGGCTCCGGCAAGAGCATGGCCAACAATAACGGCCCTATGGAGATCCCTTGATTCCGTTGGAACGAGAGGAACACGGCGTACAGATGGAGGACGACGAGCGCGAGCGACCAAACCCGGGATTCGACGTTTCCTTCTTCGTCTGCAACGGTGGTGTAGGTGAGCATTTTTTATGGAAATGTGTGTGTGGTGGGCGTGTGATGGTTTTAACACTGGCTAAGAAAAAAAAAAAACAAACGACGGTTTCGGAAAAGTCTACCGCGTCGTCAGCATCCCTTTTACCAGCGAGATTTTCTTCTTCTCCACGGCGGGGCGATTGTCGAGGATCTCCATGATCCGGCGGGCAAGGCCCGGGACGTCGTCGATCGCCGTCTGTCCCGCCAGCGACTCCTCGACCGCCTTCGAGACCATCTCTTTCGTGATGCGCGGCCTTGTTTGGCTCGTCTTGTTCCGGATGAAGTAGGTCTGCGTCCCGCCTTCCCGTTCGTTGATGTTGATGCGCTGGGACGTGAGGTTGCTCCGGTTCATGTACCGTGCCACGGCCGCCTCGGCACGTTGCTGCTCCTTCACCAGGTCGTGGGTCGCGTCCTTGCGCTTGCGCTTGAGGGCGTCGCTCTCCACCTTGGCGTCCTGCCACTGCTGCACGGCCTCGTGGGCCCGCGACCCGGCGAAGTCGGGGAAGACGGCCACGCCTTTCGGTTTGAACTTGCTCAGTTCGATGAATTCGCGGGTCGTCGTCCGCCGCTGCTGGACGAGCCGCGTGACGGTGGCGACCAAGGACTCCCCGGCGCGCGCTGTGCTGTCGTCCTCCTCCTCCTCCTCGAGGAGGTTGAGTGCGTCGAGGACGACCTCCTCCGTCACGGCGCGAAGACTGTTGCACACTTTGATCCGGGCGTACTGGCCCGCGAACGGGATGCACGAAACGTTGGTCGCGCGCAACACGTCGAATGCATGGTTCCGCCGCGCGTTCTCGACGGTCTTCGTTTGCTTGACCTCGTCGTTGAAGCCTTCCTTGGCGGTCGCGATCTGTCGGGCGACGGTGCAGTAGGACTTGATGGCATGCTTTTCTTCCAGCGCGATACTCATATGGTGGTTTTTTTTTGGCGGGAAAAAAAAGACGAGTCGGGGTGAACGCGTATTTATTCACCGACGCGGCGCAGGGTGTTCTCCAAGTGGGACGGCATGTTAAAGGGGCGAACGTGGGCGCCGCACTGATCGTCGGCAACGGCCTCGATAATTTTGGCGATCGCGCTCGCTTGGAGGCTGGCGGAGTCGCGGCCGCAGACGCCCTCGGACTGGTTCACGCCGATGCGGTGACCGAGGTTGTTGCGCGTAACGACTGGGTGGGGCATGAGTTGGCCGCGTTTCACACCGCTCAAGATGTCGCTCGCGTCCGTCTCACCGACCAACTTGACAGGGGGCGTCGTCGGTCCTTTCTCCGTCTCGGGGTGAGTCTCAACTTTTTCTTCCACTTCCTCCTTCACGTCACTGGCCCCGGCGGAGAGCAATTTCTTGAGGTCGGCCGAGTAGTAATAAGCGAGGACCGCGGCCGCGAGCAAGACCAATTTCATGTTGTTTGACAATGCCATTGATGTATGTTTTTGTTTGGGCCACAGATTATTTTCCGTCCAACGCCGACTCGACCGACTCGACCGACGACGAATGTCTGGAACGCAATCGACCCAAATATGTTCTCAGACGCAGGCCTGCAGGAAGGCGTCGGCAAGGTCGTCTTTCTTCTTCTGCTTTGCGAAGAACTCGCCCCAGGCCGCGCCCCCCTCCAACGTCGCCAAACGTTCCGTGCATTGGTCGATAGCGTACTGCTTGTGGATCGCGTACCGTTCTTTGGATTTCAATTCCTTGCAGGGTATGCACCCTTTCAACTTGCGCTTCGGGGAGACGAACTGAATTTTCTTGACGCCCCGGGTGTAGAAGAACGCTTGGACCACGTGGCTCAGCACCTTCATCATGGTGTTGCTCCGCCGGCCCGCGCCCCCGGCCGGCTGAGTTTCGATGAGAACCTTGTCCGGCACCATATCCAAGGTTTTCAAGTGGTCCACGAGCGCAGCGGTAACGAGAGCAATCGACGGTTTCTTGGCGCGCGTTTTCCCTTCCACAATGTCAACGCACTCCCACCTCAATATGCGCGTTCCCTCGATGTAGCAATACGCAAGATGCTTATAGCCCATGTCGAAACTTAAGGTTTTTGTCATACTGATTTATACTTCGGCCCGGACAAATATATCGCTTGGTTGAACGCTGCTATGAACGATCGATTTTGTGTTTCGTATTTTTTTCCCGGGCACAAAGCAAAACCAGAAACAACAATTATGACGAGCACCTCCTTTCTCATGATTTTGCCGGCAATCGCTGCGGTGTGGAGTGTGATCAATCATCAACGACCGGTGCGGCTGGAAGCCGACCGAGTTGGTGATATAGAAGCCAAATTATTAGCCGAATTAGAGGCGGCCCGCGACGACAAAGCCTCATTAAACCGCGAGGACGACGGTGAGAAAACGAAGGAGGCTCATCCTTTCGAAGGAGCCATTCAAATGGCGTACGACGAGTGGGCCGCGAAAAACAAGCACCCCACGAGTGATAAACTGATCACGCAGGAGGACTTGAATACGCACGTGGGTGCTTTCTTCGACGCTACTGACGGCTGGCCCAAGGAACAATCGGCGGCGGACCAAGACAAGGAGGCTCCCGGAGCCAAATTATTAGCGAAAGCAGAAATTATGGAACAAGACAAGGAAACGACGACGAGTGATAAACTGATCACGCAGGAGGCTCCTCAAAGAATTGTTGAAAAATATGAAAATTTTAAAATTGGATATTTAAAAAATCTATTTGAGAATCCTTCCGAAGGAGCCAAATTATTAGAAATGGCGTACGACGAGTGGGCCGCGAAAAACAAGCACCCCACGAGTGATAAACTGATCACGCAGGAGGACGTGAATACGCACGTGGGTGCTTTCTTCGACGCTACTGACGGCTGGCCCAAGGAACAATCGGATGATGCAGAAGAGGGTCAAGACTCGGACGACTCTTCCGATTCCTCCGACGACTCGGCCTCCGACTCGGCACAGAACCGACGCGAGAAAACGAAGCGAACACCACCCGAGTTCCCGCCGCCACCGCACCGATTGGGTCGGTTGGGCGGCACGTTCCTCTTACACCAGCACACGCCCGTTCGCCCCCACTTCATCGCGCCCAATAACTTCTCCTTCGGTCGCGGCGAATCGACCCGCCGGTTCCGCCGCGACAACACAGGACGCCCCCTCCTGCGGAGCCACGCGACAATCCCCGAGAAGTTAGCAAAGGCTCGGGAAGAGGCGAAATTTATGTAACGTCCCAATCCGTTTCAGTTTAAAAACCCAATTCCGGGTTTAGCCCCGCGAAGGTAGGCGACCCGTGCCCAAATAGAATCATGTAGGCGGAGAGTAACGCACCTAAGAGGACTGAGCGCGCGCGCGCGACGTCGTGTGTTTGTGTGAATCCGTACAACATTACGAAATATGAAATGAGGGCGATGACCCCCCCGTGAAGAACCATTGTCAATGGGGATTCCATGTTTTTTTTTGATTTATTTTAGTAGTCGAAGAAAAAAAAAACAAAGCCCCTTGTGCATGCGCGCGGTCGCGCCACTTTTTTTCTTGGCTTGTCGCACAGACAAAAAAAACATGGCTGCTGGCAGCATCGTTCGAAACGCTGTCTTCGCGGGCGGAGGGGTGCGCGGCATGTGCTACGGGGCCTGCCTGCTCGAGTTGGAGAAAGTCCGGGACGTGCGGTTGGCGGGGGTGGCCGGGACGAGTATCGGGGCGCTCTGCGCGTGCCTGTTGGCCTCTCGGTATTCCTTTCAAGAATTGTCGGGCATCATAGAATCCACGACGATCGACGACTTGATCAGCATTAACGTCATGGACTTAGTCTACACATGGGGGCTGGATAGGGGCGAAAAGTTGTACCGCTGGATCGACGCGCGCGTCCACGAGAAGACGGGGCGGCGGGACACCACGTTCAAGCAGTTACACGACCATTCCTCGATGGACCTGTTCGTCTCCGCGACGAACCTTCACTCCGCGACCGAGTGCCGCATGCATTGGACGACCCATCCGGACATGCCGGTGGCGCTCGCCGTGCAGATGAGCATGGCGCTCCCGCCACTCTTTGCCCCGGTCACGTACGAAGGGCACATGTATACAGATGGCGGGCTGTGTAACAATTGCCCGTACCAGCCCTTCGTCGACGACGCGGCGAGGACGGTGATTTTTCGACTGCAGTGGAACAACGCCTTCGATCTCAACACCATCGACAAATATATGAGCCGCGTGGTCTACGTCGGGCTCTACCGTCTCAGCAGCACCAGCATGGCGACGGCCCCGCCTGCCATGCAACGTAACCAGATCGTCGTCGACGGCGGGGATGTTTGCACCGTGGCGATGAAGTTGTCGCCCGGCCTGCGGGACCATTTACGAAGCAAGGCGCGCGAGGCCGTGCACGCGTGGGACAAACATATATCGGGTGAGGATCACGAGGTGACGTCTTAATTAAAACTATTTTACCAAGTCAAATGTATAAAACAAAGTAAATGTATTGGTAAACAAAATGAGACTTAGAGTAAACTTTTTTGTTACGTTTTTTTTTCCGTGCTGTCGACCTAGCACCGCAAACAGTCTTCACAAACTGGCTCGGTGCATTTACCCAAATAAGTAAATAAATCAGGGTCCTCAACAAGGCACTTCCAGTCCATAGCGGGGTTGGTACAGGGTGGGTGCTCGAGTGGCGAGTCCCCCCACCATCCACATGTGCAAGTACCCTCCGTCCACCCCTGGGGAGCCAGCCTTGAGTTTGCGAGCGTCTGGTCCCATACGGGGGGGACCCAATTTCCACGGGCGTCGTTTAACCACTCTGCGGTCCAGCCGGAGGGCTTGTCGTCGGTAAGGACGTCTGGCATGTTCGAAGGTCTAACTTGACGGCTCGGTGCTCTATCTGTCGGAATAGTAATAGGCGTTCTCATTTTAATCCGACGACTGCGAGGAGACGATCGTGCGGCGGCAAATGCAACGCGTGTCGCAACAACTGGGGCGATTGCGACGTCAGCCGAGGCAGTCTTCTTGGGTTTCTTTGATCCTTCTTTAATGCCCGAATCACGTAGTTTGCGCTTCTTCCTCGTTTCTTCTTTCGCAACCTCTGCACAGAGGTTTGAGAAGTAGTCAAACGACTGAACGGCGGCTCCTCGACATATCCCCTCACCGTCCTCAGGAAAACGATGACGAATTAGGTCCTTGAGAGATGGACTATTTTGTAAACAGCCCATCAATTGTCTTAAAAGACCCTTCCAGTGATCGACAATAAATTCACGCACTGCATCCTTTGTGTCCTCGTCTGATGAGGCGATCTTGGCGATCAGACAAGCAACGACGAGATTGTGGGCCAGATCATTCACGTTGTTGTCAGTTCGAAAGTTAACCATCGTGCCATCAAAGCCAGCCGTACGCTCTTTTGTTAGCGTTGCGATCGGAGCATGTTTTAAACGGTTTAGAAAGTCCCGTGATGGCTCTTCGTCTGAGCCTGGTTCTCCAACTGTTGCTCGGATCTCTTCAGAATCCAAGTCTGTAACGCCGTCCTTCCAGCAGTTACCGAAAATGTCCAACCCGCGTAACGTTACACTCCATTCTTCGGACATGTTTCGACGATGTGTGTTTCGCAGTTGAAAAGGCGTCGATGAAAAAAGTGGACGAGGTTCGCGGTTGTGTGGCTTTGTTTGTTCGTGTGTTTGCTTTTGTGTGTGTCGGGTGTGTGTGTGTCGGTGTGTGTGTCGGTAGTTGGGGTAGCGGCAAAAACATATTGTGGTCAAAAATCGTTTCATGATGTGCCATATATATCGGTACGGCCACTGTGGTCAAAAATAAATATTGTTAATGATATGTCCATATATACTGGTCTTAGTCTTTTTTCATGCTTGCGGCAGGCCAAAAAAAAATACTGTACGGGTTGACACCTACACAGTATCGTCCATGCTGTGCTCGTCAGGACATTCCGCAACTCCTCGGACGGATTTTGCTATTCGATTTACTCTGAATGATTTGAGATAATAGGTATAATAATATTGTCGGTTCGGAGAAGGCCCTTTTGGTTTTTCATGGCTTCGTCTTCATCACCTTGACCTCCCTTTTCCAGACGGAATCGTCCGGTAGTGTCATTTCAATATACCTCGATTTTCCAATGTACTTACCCTCGTCATCCCAGTACTCTGGGTCGAACGGTTCGTACCGAATTGAATTTCATTGGGATTGTGTGTCCTCTTGTGTGTCCTCGTCGGAGCCATACTTTTCGGAACATAGCGAGGAAACAAAGGTTCGTTTAAGAGTAAAATACGCGTCCTGTGCCATGCATGGCATGGACAAACACTCAAGGAGCGTAGCGATTTTCCCCCGATCCGTATTTACGTATTGCATGATGTCGGCATCTTTTATATTGACGAATTCCTTCTTCAATCTCTTCACCACCAGATAATGCGATCGTGGAAAGTCGGCCGTGAACGTTTTCAACAACTGTGTCATCACGGGGTCAAAATAACCTTTTTTGTGGCAAAATTCACACACCGCCAGAGTGAACAAGGATTTACACGTTCGTTCTAGTTCGTTTGGGTAGGAATCGACGACGATAAAATATTTTTCGTCACACGTCGTCACACTGCTGCTAATCAGATCCCATAGATTTTTGCCGCCGCCCACACTGACATATTTGCAGACCTCTGGGTGAAACGGAATTTCCAATTTGAATACCGCCGATGGTCCTATTGTTCCTCTGATTACTAACTGACACTGTGAAAACACATACGTGTAACTCTTCAAGGAAATCATTTTGTCCGAGGGTGGGGATGTCGCCACCGTCTTTTCTAACTCACGTAATTGAATGCCCGTGAGTTTCAACGAAGAGTCGCCATAGTCCACAAAAACGTTTTCGGACGAGTCGGTTATTTTCCGTTTCATGTTCCGTCGTGTAGATGTTGCTTCCCCGGAAACACAGAGTTTTTCTCTCTGGAAGGTGCTTTGGTTGCCATCGTGACGGCGGGCTAGTGCGATAAGAAAGGGTGCGCCGTCCACCGCTCTTCCAGAGACTTCTCGCCAGGGATACACGACGACGGGAATGCAGTTCAACACGTACGGCACACAGCATTGAGACTTCCAAAAATATACTTAATATTTATTGTTGTATTCTTTTTCTAAAAATTTTATCAATTAAATTTTAAAATGAGTGGTTGTGGCAAACTCTTTAAGCAAAAAAAACGACTAGATGAACACATCATTGGTCAATAAAATTATTTATTCACTACATGCAAATATATTCTTTGCTCAATTTAGAACAAGAACATTCTTTGTAATTGCGTACAAACGCCCACGTCTTCCCGCCGTCTTTCGCGAAGCAGCGAGTACTACATTTACTCTAAGAGGAGGACGTCCAAAAAAACGTCCGCAAAAAAAAAAAAATTTAAAACAATGCCGTTTGTGACTTTAGAAGAAATACAAAGCGCGTTTGAAGAAAGCGCGCCAGGGAAAACATTTCCAGGGCCATGTCGACTGTTCACGTTCAGGTGCGTGCATGGACATTCTCGGGACATGATCCCTCTGCTATTCGCTTACGCGAAACGCGAACAGAAAACGCACTGCCCAGTCTGCAACAACACAGCAGCACCCGCACTCGCGTGTACTGAAATTATGGTGCACGAGTTTATCCCCGAAGACACCATCGAAGAGCCGTCCAAAAAGAAACGAAAGGCTACTCCATCGACGACCGACCGACGACGACCATTCAAGTTTGTATTTGGACCGCCGCGAGAAGAAGTAAAGCAACCGAAGAAACCGTTACCTTCTGTGTGTGGACTCTGTCACAAAATATTTCCGGGTACGAGAGAGTTAAAACGGCACGTTGGGGTATGCCGCGAGTCTTCGATAGCATGCGACAAGTGCCGTCACGTCTTCTTTGGCGGCGACAAGATCCCGCCCCACGAGTGTAAGTACCCCGACTTGAGAAGGGTCATCATATTCCGCATGAAAGGAACCAACGTCTTCCAGGAGAGCGCCGCGGTGCCGAAACATGGTTTTTGGTGGTCGTGCTCGGTCAACGATTGGAAATTGAACGTCACGCTCGCCACCTGGAGGGCCAACAGCACCGCAAAGCGAGCCAATACATTGACGTGCGAGGACGGTCTGAACGAAAACATTGTATTCACCGCCAAAACCGGCGTCAACATGATACAGTGGCGCGCGAATGTGAACAAAAAATTCCACGTCCAGGACCCAGCCTTTCAGAAGCGCTGCTTCGACTCCAATCTCTTCCCTCAACGAGACCCCAAAAATTGGGGGAGGAATGGACGCACAGTGTACTACCAGGGCACGCCCTGGTTCACGGTTCGGAAAAGTCAGATCGTAAGAACGAAAAAGGGTCATGCCCCGAACTTCGGACTCTACGCGGAGCGCGATTTTTCGATCGGTGATACGCTCGCCTTTTACGGAGACGGCGGCGAGGTCGTCTTTGACAAGAATGACCTCGACGCATACGACCCGAGCAAAGTCGAGAGCGCGAAAACGAAAGGGAACGTCGCGATGATCTCCGGCTACCTGATCGACGGCACGAATGGGTTCAACAAGACCGTCATGATCAACCACCAGAGCAAAGCGCATAGCAACGCGGAGTTGAAGGCCTCCGGGCGCATCGTCGCGCTCGAACACATACCCAGTGGGGCAGAAATCACTATGTCGTACGGCCCCGTCTATTGGCGAAAGAAAGAAACGAAATCCGGCGATGACAAGGCAGGGACGAGCGCAGGGTCTGCCGCTCTTTCTCCCGACGTTGCCGTAGACCAGACGCAAAAAGCAGCCTCCGCCGAACCCTCGTTGGCGGAACCTTCCAGCAAGACACCCCTTGTTGTTGCTTGGTTGACGCAAGGCAAGTCGAACGCGTGCTGGGCCTTCACGGTATTGGCCGCCCTCAAATTTATATGCCCGGAGGCAGTTGTGACCCCCCCCACCACCGTCGAATTACCCAAGGACGCGCGCGACGCCTTGCTTGCCTACTTCGCCTTCCGCGCCCACGGCCAGGTGTGCTTGACCAACGAATCGCTGGCACTCGTCTCTGCGTTTTACAATAGCCGGGACAGGCTGGCCACGGTCCAACCCTCGCTCTTCGCGCACTTGCATGCGTTGGGCCCCCCCGCGGTCGAGCCTCTCCTCGACGAGGCCCTGCGACCGTCGCGCCATGTGGTTGAAAACGTCAAGGTCATGGAGAGACTCGCTCCCAGTAGTAGTGTAAACGACGATCGACCGTTTCAAGGCATGGGGGCGTACGGGATGGCGCACACCGTGGACGCCGACCTGGTGAAGCGGATGCGGAGCGACGAGCACTGTCCCGGGCGCGTCATCGACCTTCTCATCGCGTCCTTTGCGTGCATGGCCAACGTCCAGACGGACGTGTACGCGTTCGCGGCCCACACCCAAGTCTTGTTTGACGAGGAGGACGCCGTGTGGTTCGAGCGCATGACGAAGACCCGAGAAGAATGCCCGCGCGTCGCGCTCGTACCGGTGCACGCGGCAAACCATTGGTACCTTGTCGTGGTGCACGTCCGCGAGGGGACGGCCTCCGTGTACAACAGTTTGCCCGGGCTGGAGGACGCGGCGAAGAACGCGCGCGTCGCCGGCTTTGCACGGTACGCCAAGGAGCACACGATTCGGTGCACGTGTTGCCACGAATGGCGGTGTACCGCCGGCGCGTGGGAATGCCCGACGTGCCGCCCGAAGGGACAGACCATTTGTTCGTCGTGCCGTGCGAAAGTCGCACTGGGCGCGAAGAACAATAAGGCCATCAAAGCGATTAGCCGATTGAGCGACGCGGTGGAGAGCCCCGTCCATGCCTACGTGGTCTGCCCCAACGGATGTGGGACCCGAATGGATCGGCAGGACCCCAAAATCATCAAGCAACACGTCAAAAAGAAAGACTTGGGGTACGTCTTGAGGAACCCCGAAGCATACCGCGCCTGGTACAAGACCCGCACGGCAGTCCATGCCGACACGATCGAGGCGATGGACGGGGGGGGGCTGCGCGCGAAGGCCCCGTTGCCGGCCGGAGCGATCATCCTATGGGATCATCCCTTTCCAGAAGTGAACGAAGACCCCGTATTTGGAATCGTTCGGATTGCCTTCCAGACAAAGTGGGCCAATCAGTCGGTGACTCCTCGCGACGCGGTGTGGGCCCGCACGATCGCGCAGCAGTTCCCGCACATCATGCGGCGGTTGTTCTCCCACCCACGGCACGTGCCTGTGCTCACCTACGGGGCCGGCGAGGACCCGGAGTACGGTACCCTGGCCTTCCAAGACGGCGATCGGTACCTGGAGGTGTACCTCGGGGAAAAACAAGGGGGCGAGATCCACGCCACCTTGGGCGGGCGCCTCAACAAAGGCACGCTCCCCAACCTCGCGTACGATGACGGGACCTTCGTCGCCGTGGCGATCGACCTGGCGACGGGCGCTGTGGTGCACGACCAAGAGGGCACGCTGCCCTACGCCTCTCTCGAGGCGTTTCTCGCCGCGCTTCCCACACACCCGGCACCGTTTTCCCTCCCGGTCTTGTACAACACCACAAAGGAGCAGGTCCGTCGATGGCTGCTCCCGAACGGAGTCCAGAAGAAGGGCCATATCGTCTTGCGCCGGAACGTTTTGACGGGCGAAGCGATCTGCGTCACGGGTCACACGGACGTGAAAACGAGGATCGCCAAGGGCGGTTATCGACCGGTCGGGGTCCACGCCCTGCACGGGTGGGATTTTGAACCGAAAGGCTTTCCAACGCGCGTCGTCGCCGTCGCGGAATGATCATTTTGAGACAACATTTTTTGAGACAACATTTTTGAGACAACCTTAACATTCCATAAACCTTATTTTAATATTATATTTAGAGAAATTTAACATAGACACATCATTACCATGTTGTGGCCGCGTCGTCATCATGCTCCATTTTGGCCTCCTAACTCTAAACTACCAAAACACTACAAAACGTCACAAAATGCAATTATATGGTCATCTAGTAACGTCCACAGGTACACACGACTGTAATCCTATAGGACTTTAGACTACACTACACCTAACACATGATTAACCGTGCTTACCCGAATTAAAGATGCTCGGTTAAAAAAAAATTACAACATAATACACTATAGATTGTGCTGTGTCCATATATATATTAACAATCATTTTCGCGCCTAACTAGGTAATTAATATACGTACATAATTCGTAGCCAAGCACATTTTTCTTGCGGTCAAAACGCCAAAAAAAATGGTTGGTCGTAGTCTTCGTGTGGGTGTTTGTTATGAAATGAGTTAGTTCAACTGTAACAGATAAACACGGTAGCATTGGCTTCTCACTACTTTTCTCGTGTGCGTGAGTGTTAATGTGCGTGCGTGCGTGCATGCGTTGTTGATACTCCCGCACATACTTTTCTCGTGTGCGTGTGAAGTGTTATGCGCGCGCGTTGTTGATCTCCCGCACATACATATCGCACATACGTTGTCCACCGAACATATATATAAATAATATATATACACCCACACAATGAGTCAAGTAGTAGTCGCCGACGATGAGGGCATGTCTGAAGTGGTGCCACAAAAAGAAAGACTCACATGCTCGTTCATGTGTGTTTTGCATCGCAAGATATTGCTGAGCGTATTCGTGGGCTATTTTGTGATTATATCCGGCTTCGTGAATATCGTCTTGGTGTATACCCCCGATGTCATGTATTTTCGGCTGGTCACCTTTTTTGCGTGTATTGTAATCCTCTACGTTGTCCTGGCTTTTATTCGCTCGTTCAGGTTTCTTGCACGGGCCTTTTATGGCCAAATCTCCGAACAACCCTTCGCGAGACCAGACGAAGATGAAACTGGAACTAGAAGACTTGTATACGAAGTCTTTAACACGAACGGAAAATATTACCTCACCCGAATATTCGGGTCCGAACTGCTTGAGATGTTATGGCAAGTCTACATGTACTCAAATTACGTTTGCATCATACCGCCGCACTATCTATCGGTGTACACGCTCGTGTTGTGTTTGGAATGCGGAACCATCATGCATAATCTGTATCCATTAAATAAACGTATCGACAGCAGTGGTAAGAATAGAATGGTGCTTGTAGACATTATGATTGAGTTATTCTGTACCATATACCCCCTTGTTGTTGTGTTCTACGGTTTGGGGATACCGATTTCCGAGAGTCAGATCATGCAAATCACCTTTGTACCATTGATGTTTTTGCTTGGAAAAATGAACACCTTATCCAAACAGGAAGTTCTTTTGGCGCTCGACCAACAACGTAACGATGAAGTGGACGTCCCATGTTGTTCCTGGAACCAAGGCTCAGTCACCCGACATGATCCTGTGCATGCGCACGTCGCAAACGCGATAAAAAAACCCCAAAAAAGAAAACGGCGTTCATCCTTGGGGCTCCGCCAATTACACGTGGTCAACATTCAAAATGACCACTTTGTTGGACGTTTGAAACTGTGCCATCTTTCTTTTTTCATCGTTTTATTCATGTTGCTGTTGTATAGTACGGTCGCTCAATTAGTCAACATTCCTCCTTCCGACCACGTCACCATGCGGTTTTGCCGAATATCCGTGCCTATGTGCAACCACATACTTCTGCCGTCCGATAATTGTGTTTATATTCATAAAGTGGACACCCTGCAGAACACAGTAAATAACCAACAAGTTTTGATCGAGGCGATGAATCACAGTGCGCTGCAGGTACTCAAAATAGGCGGAGTTCAGGAGGCGTCACCGTTTCGTGGGACGACGACGCGAAATTTGAAAGTGCTGAGAATTTATAACTCCCCCAACCTTACGACATTAGACGTTGATATTTCCTCCTGGGGTTTGTCCACGCTCGAGTTGTTCAATCTCTCGAATGTTTCCTATGTGCATCCCAGTTTGTTTGAAAGCGTGACGTTTGCTATAAAAATGCAATTCTTGAATAAACTCCATGTTATCGCGTTCCGGAACCTCCAAATACAATCGTTTGTGTTGAACACAGTCTCATCTGTCGACACCGATGGGCTCGACGCCCCCCGGCTACGGTTTCTTGGACTCAACAATGTGAATCTGCAAAGGCTGCCACGTGTTCAATATACATTGCGCTCTCTCACGGTCATCATGAACCCAGAATTACAAACGCTCGGCCCATTGTTTCCGAAGGTCTTATTGTACATTGACGTACGACATTCCGCAATTCCCATCGAAGAACTCGAGAGGTACAGCAATCTAAAATATCGATTTGCGCACGGAAACGCGGCAGGTTGCCCCACAGGTTGGGGCTGCGAACCCTTCTGTGAGAAGACGTGCCTATCCCCCTTGTACAACAATGCGAAACTCAATGCGTTGTGTACGGCTGACTGTATGTCTTATAAATGCGCGAATGTGAACCCAAGATGTATTGCTCTGTTTGATGACTATAAATAATAATACAATGAAAAATTGGCAATATTTCCATCTCGTACCATTTGTAGTCTAAATATAATCGAATAGCAGAATTCTCAAACAACCCCCAAAACCAGCCATCGGTTCCATTGTGCCCCCTTTTTTTTTTTTTTGCGTCAATGATGTGTTGGTACTACTAAAAAACTAAAACTCGTCTCCTTCTTTTCTTTTTGCTGGCAAATATTTCCCACTTCCCTTCCACGCACTAATCCGCATGCACTCACTAATCCGCACGTCAGATATTTAGAATGAGATCAATTTCCGACACGCAACGCGACGCCCAACAACCGAACATAATATATTATTATCACTCTCCACGACGACCACCATGTCCAACACCGACCCCGATACCGATAATGCGACGATGTCCAGTCCAAAACGGACCGGTGGAAACGAAAATAATACAGGTTCATCAAAACGGGCCCGTATTCATGGTTTGCCTCCCGATATTTTGTATGACGAGGCTAGGGGAGAGTTCGCGGTGGACACCAATTCGACCATGTTATATCCCGTGAATTTTGATGACGCCTTTGACTCGTCCACTGACTCGTCCACTGACTCGTCCACTGACTCGTCCACTGACTCGTCCACTGACTCCACTGACTCGTCCACTGACTCGACTGACTCGACTATCACGGTGTGCCAGAAACCGTCGGTCTCGGAAATCTCGGCGTACCAGGTCTCGCGTGCCAACTCGGAAATCTCTGCCGACATGGCCGTCAACTCGGAAATCTATATTGCCGCCGAGGGAGTTTCTGAGGACTTTCCGTATTCTACGGCATCTATCGTCGCTACCCTAGAATATGTCAGGAATACCGACATCGCTACGTGCGTTTCAAACGGCGCAACTATAATTGAAGTAAATAAAGCGTGGCTAGATGATTATGGTTACGAAAATTCTGATCTGACTGCCAGTAGTACATTTCAAATCTTGACACACGAGTCGACGGATCGCGACACTCTGGCAGAACTACATGATTGTTGCAGACGAAAAGAACCATTCAAGGGGGAGATGAATAATGCCAAGAAAGATGGCAGTGTCTTAAAAGTGAAGGTCGAGATCACTCCCATTGTCGATGGACATTTTTTAGTCCGACAGTGGATCATTGAAGAGACAGACGAAAGTATTCTCATCGTTGGTGGGATGGTACAGGAGGAAGCGTCGGTCTCGCGTGGGAGACAAGAAGCGTCGATCTCGCGTGCCGTCCCTGCCTCGTATGCCTTGGAAATCTCTACCGAGACAACAGTGGACGACAATTCAGGAAAAAAAATCAACAACGTAGAGAGAATGAGGAAAGAATATACAACAGCCGTGCACCGTCGGGGTCGTTCTACCGAGAACCCAGTTACGACCTTTTTGTGCGTCCTCGTTGCAGGATTGATCTTCGCACCCCTTACGTTTTTCCCGGTTGACCTCTATAACGAGTACTTTCACATAGAGTGGCTCCTCTTGCAGGCAAGTGTTGCTTTACTATGTATGATTATGTCGTATAAAACTCCGCCGTCCTCTCGTGGGGACTGGATGGTGGTGTTGGTATTGGTCGCGTCCGTGTGGCTGATGTATCCAGATCTCGACGCGGTACTTTTTCTACCGGTTGTAGTCTCATGCCACATCCTGTTATGCTCGTTGCACGTCTCTTTGGGTGCCCTCTTCTTCCTTGCGATCCTGGTCGGATTTATATTCTTACACTGGTACTTGCGGATCCTGTTTCTTGTGCTAATGACGATATCCTATCACGTGAAATGGGCAAACGATGCCGCCGATGCGAGTACGGTTATGGTCGCACCGATGCGAGACTTATTGTCGATGCTAATATGGCTGTTTTATTTTATCGCCCAATTCGTGTGCGTTTAGGTATTTAATATAAAAAAACTAGTTAGAATGTTAAAATCTAAACTGTATTATTTTTTTTCTCGCCGAGGAAGAAACGAGAGATGGCAAAACGAATCCGAGAAAACCCCGAAAATGCCAAGATGCGTCGTGAGGCACAGAAGGACGGCCTTCGCCAGTCCGCCGCGTTCTACGTACCCGATTTCGACCCAACCATGGCCACAGAAGCCAGAATGGTATGGACGATTGGAATGATGTATTATTATCTAATGCGACGGGACAAATCCTATATGGACGTGGCGTCGTTTTTACAAGAGTATACACAGAGGTATAAAGAGACATATTACGCCGGCACTTCGAATAATCTAATGCAACCATCCGTATATTACCAGAGAATCCAAAAGAGAGTGCCCAATGTATTACACCTAGACTTCTTCGACGGGTCCATTCGAACGCTCGAGGCGATGATGGCCCGGTTGGACCGCCAAGACGACTTGGACGGTATGGGGTTAACGGTGGATGACTTCGACTTCGAAGACGACCCAGGTGCCGAAGAAAATGACCCCGGCAACGGGGGGTATTCAAAAAAACAATTCCAATGCTCATTACTCGAGGGCGTCGAGTTGAGCATCTTCAAGATTGTCAAACAACCCTCGGGGACTTTGCGTTTGTTGGACGACAATGATGTCAGATGGAAACGAATGGACACAGTGGGGAGCGGAAATGGAGGGACGGTGACCATTTATCAGGATCCCACAAATGATAAACGACAGGTGGCTCTCAAGAAGTACAAACGACCAGATGACAAGGAGATCGCCCTGTTGGAAAACTTTGACGACAAAGGCTGTCAAGTCGTCGGAATTCGACTTCTCCCACATAGAAACACGAGATTCAGCGTGATGCAACTGGCGCGCGGCGACATGTACCCGCTTCTCGCCAAGACGTCGACAGTGGCGCGAAAAGTATGCTACGACATGTGCAACATCTATGCGTGCATGAAGAAGCAGACGGGCCTTCTCTACGGGGACATCAAACTGGAAAATTTGTTATTTACCTGCGACCCGCTCACGAAAAACAAAATGTCCTTCTTCGCCGGGGACATTGGTGGGTTTCGTCGCGAAGGGGAAAGAGGGGACACGACGCATCCTCCACCGATCCCATACGACCACGTGTTCCTCCACGACGTGGAGGAACGCACGACCATCGCGTACAGCAAAGTTCGCTGTTGGCTTGCCGTGCAACGGGGTGTTCACCCGGACACCGTGGATATGGGTAAGGAGAAGACTGCCCTTTCAAACGTAGTCGATGATGCGTTTGCTGCGACGACGGGGGACGTCCTTGCGTTGATCGCCCCCAGCATCGTGGAATTTGACGTGATGGAGGTCATGATGGGCTTGGCAAACATGTTAAGGGGGGGGGGGGTTTGTTCACATTTCAGGAAAACGATAGACCCAAAGTGCGCAGAGCAAGAAGGCTGTACATGGATTGTGGGCGCGAAACCGGGCTGCCAAGACTCAGCAGCGTCGAGAGAGCAGCCGAAACACGATTTCGTTCTCAAGAAAGAAAAAGAAACGTTGGAAACCGAAACCCAATGGTTCATACAGGAGGACGACCAAGGGATCTTGGAAGAAGTGGACGACGAAGTGGAGGCCGATTTCATCTTGCATGATGTCCGGGGGGATGGCAATTGTTTTCACTATGCTCTGTTGCGAGCCTCCAAGGCGAAGGAACGCAAACCTGGGGTGACACGGGTAAGTATCGATCCACGTATCGAAACGTTGACCCGAAAAGGTGAATTAATTAAGCCCGTGCTGAATAAAACAACGTTGAAAACGTACAAAAACTTGTACGAGAATCTCTTTCCTTTGGTCGCTCGGTGTCGAGCGTTTCAGGAACCATCGTTTCAGGCCAACCTGGAGTTGGCCATGATTACCTTTGGTAAAGGTACACGTGAGGAGGAGGCTTTTATACAAAACTTAACCAAACCAAACGTGTACATCCAGTACGTACCCGGGGTCCACGAAGTGTTGTTCCGATGTTTATTTGACATCAAGATTCGCGTCTATTGGGAGGGCAGAGGCTGGGTGGGTGTGTACGCGGACGAGGACCCGACAGACGAAGACGTGGTAAACTTGTATTACGACCCCGAACACTTCCAATGGCTCGAGCCCATCGACAAGAAGAAGAAGCCCCCTGCCGCAGCCGAGAAGAAGAAGAAGCCGGTGCATGTGGGAAAAAAAGAGTTTGATGAGATTACTGTCATGCAGTACAAAGAATTGAAGCCACGTACCGTCCTAGGAAACCCACAAAAATCGCTAGAAAAATACGACCAGTGGTTTGCGAGTGAGAAAATCGACGGATGGCAGGCCATTTGGGACGGTCAAGGCACGTTGTACACGAAAATGTACAAACAGACATTTTCCGTACCCCAGTATTGGCTGGACTTGTTGCCGAAAGGCGTTGCGTTGGCGGGGGAAATCAAGATTCAAGGGGAGCAGGCGACCAAGACGGCCGCATTAATGAAAGAGAGCCCGTTGTGGGCGACCACATACTTTCACGTGTTCGACATCTTGGGTGTCGACCGTCCATTCCGGGAACGGGTAGAGATCATCAAGGAGACCGTCCACGTGGCGTGCTCGAGCATCGAAGGCTGCCCACTGATTGCGGCACCACAAATACAACTGCGTTGGGAAGATATTTTAGTTTTTTACGAACAAGTACTACAAGAAGGTGGTGAAGGCTTGGTCTTGACCGACCCAAACTCTCTGTACGACTCGAGCGGCAAACGCAGCGCCTCTCGGGTGAAGTTAAAAGGTCGCAATGACATGGAAGGAACGGTCGGCGGGTACAATGTGAAAGACGACGGGAAATTGAAAAGTTTGGTCGTCCGGATGGACAATGGTATTAGGGTTATCGACTTTAATTTAGGGGTTGGGTTTAAGGACGTCGAACGGAGCAATTATTTGACCGAATTTCCCCTCGGAACGACGGTTACATTCAGTTACCGAGGTTTCGGCGAGAACGGAAAGCCGAAAGAAGCACGCTTTGTATGGGTCCGTCGTGATGATTTTAAATATTGATGGGTTCGCCGGGTCGCACTCCATGCTGGTGTCCGGGGGGAGGATTGCCAGAAATGCTGCGGCCATCTGATATAATTTTTTTTATAAATAAAAAAAAATCAATAATAAATGTATTTAAATAAATTGTCGTTGAATAGAATTAAAAAACTATCATCAACGTGGGGGGTTAAAGGACGAAGTAAAATGAATAAAAAACAATTGGAAAATGCATTAGATATAATGTTGATGACCGTATTACAAAATGATGATTTTGACTTATATGAGGAAATGTTAAAAGATTTCGCAAAAAAAGAAGTCAAAAAGACATTGTCTTTTTGGTCAAGGATAAAATTACAATTTTAATCAATACTCCCAACCGCGGGTTTTCAACTTCGGACATCGGTCATGGATGAACTTCAGTGCACGATTCTGCCGCCTTCTCGCGTCCTCCGCCAACGCGGAGGACCCACCTGTCCGTGCGGCAATGGTGGCGTAGGCGAGCCCCTCCGAGGCGTCCATCAGGGCGACCAGCACGTTCTTATCTTGATCGCTCTTCGCGAGTGCGTTCCGGCCTTCGGTGGTAAAGTCGATCGTGGTGTTGGACTCCGCGGCCCCGGTCCACGCCGATAAAACGCTGAGGACGGCCACGCCGCCCACTACCCCAACCCAAACTTGCGTTGTTGGTTGCATCAAAATGGAAAAGTGAGAGAATGCGCCGCGGTGAACGGGAGTTTTGTTTTCTGTGCAACAAAATAAAATGGCATCCGGATACACCAAGTCCCAATTCGGGGGGAAAGATCAAAATGCCTGTACGCCCCCGGGGGTGTTGAGTAAGTTAGGGGAACTCTTCAATTCCGGCCGGCCCATGTTCGATCCCTGCCCCCAAAACCCAGCGTTCGATGGCTTGGAGCACGACTGGCCAGACTGCACCGCGTACGTCAACCCCCCGTACAACAACATTCCAGCGTGGGTCCACAAAGTCATTCTCGAGCGTAAAAAATGCAAGCGGGTCGTCATGCTCATACCAGCCAGGTGTGACGTGAACTGGTGGCACGATTGGATACTTCCCCACGCCTCGTCCATTCATTTCATCCGGCAAGGAATCCGCTTCGTTGGCTACAAGCGTAAGTGTCCGTTCCCGGTCTGCGTGGTCGTGTTCGACGCCCGAAACGGCGACGCGCCATCCTACTCTCGTCTCGAGATCGGGTCGCTGGATTTTTATTCCGACGAAAAGGCCGTGAAAGAGGCGTACGACGAGTAACCCCCGCAACTGGTTTAGTATTTTTTTTTGTTATACTCTGTGTAAAGACGATGATGCAAGCGTGGCACAACACTATTCTCAGACGGGAGCGACTCGAAAAGCGGGGGAAATGCCTGCACGAACGGCGCCGATTCAATCGAGTCTTGCGTGGCGGGGACGACAATATCATAATCCTGCGGCTCGTATGTCATAGGGATGATATATTCAGTCTGATCGTCAAGCACTACGACGGCGGTGTTCCTGTATGGACGACCGGGTACCACCTTTTACCCCTGCAGAGTTTAATCGAACGATGGTCTTCGCTCTCGCTGCAGGACATCAACCGGCTGTTTTATACACACAAGGATGTCCGCGCAGGGTTGAACGGTCTTGTTGTCTTCCTTCAGACGCTCCGAACCGTGAACGATATCCAAATACGCGAAGAACGCTACGATGGCCTGGCCTCCTACCTGACGAACTTGCTGGCGATGTGGTCCCGGCCAGCACAGTTGACGTTGCCGACAGCATTGTTCACCGAGGTAGGAAGGCTCGACACGGAGGTACTGAATATTCAAGGTACGTCCGTTAGTCTCTTACCGGAGTCCCTTCGAACCGCCACCAATGTAGAGTATTTGCACCTAGAAGATAATCCGAACATGAAACCGTCCCCGGGAAATTGCGAACAAATTATCCAACTCGTGAAACGGACGAATCAGGAGGAGTTATGGGTGATGTATGACAGTGCTACCCCCTGGTTTCCTTCAATATCCTCTCATTTAGAAAGGTACCACGCGGATGTGGTAGTCACTGGGTACGGGGAGACCTATACGACATTGAAACGTATTGTGTTTGCACGCATGGAAGACGCGCCCACATTCGAGACAGGGAACGGTCTCGCGTGGGAAGTTCACAACGAATTCAAAAAAACGTACGACGACTTCCATGAGAACGTCGAAAAAATGAAGGCGTTTGTAGGCGACTGGGATGTGGACCACTGGATAGGGGCAGCAGTAGGGCCAGGGGGCGCGAAACAACACGTCGAAAGGTCCCACACTGCACGGTTCGCGGTGTTGAGAGCATACTTAGAACAAATGATCGCGATTTCTTTCACGACCGATGACGAGAACAATGCGATGTCGGAGGAGGCGGTGGAGATTATTCGAGCAAACAAGCGGCAACAACTCTCTCATATCTTTGACAGAGTAAGTGGCCAAGAAATCAGCGGCCAACTCTACGTG